TCTGATAACCTTTTTAATAGCTGTGTCAGAGGCTCTTATGAAAAGCCGTTTTTCTGGGTTGTCTATGTAGCCTGTTTGGAGATATTCTTGGTAGGCTTCCCAAACATCACTATCAAATGGGACTCTACGTTTTGATTGTTTATTCTTGGTCCCTTTCCAGCCTTTATTCTTACCGCTAATCTTGTAGGTCTTATTGATGTCTAATTCTAGCATGTCATACATATCATCTGTAGTCAGTCCTTGAGCCTCTGCAGGTCGTAATCCTGTTTTGGATACCAGGTAGATGAAGAAGTGAGACTGGTGCTTGATATTCTTTCTGGAGTGAGCGATTAGCTCCAGGTACTCTTCCAATTCAATAAACTTGTTCTCCTCGTCCTTAGAATCAACATTGGAATGTACTTTGGCAAGGGTTGTAAAATCCTTCTTCAAGGTTCCTTCATAGACTGCTACTTTGAGGGCCCCTCTGATGTGCTGGTTGAAGAGTTTAATGGTTGAGTGGACAAATCTATCAGCCATCAAATTTAGCACATTCTGGTAGCTCGTAGGAGTTATTTTGTGCATCTTGACATCAGGGAAGTATTCTAGTATCTTTTTATGGGTAAATTCATATTTTTCGAATGTGACTGGATCTATGTGAGGTTTCTTGTGTACCGTGGCCCACTGATCAAAATAATCTGCGAGAGTTATGGTCTTATCGACTATAACATTATTCTCTAGGTCGATTTGAGCTTGGGAAGCAGCAATGACCGCTTCAGCCTTGGTCTTGAATCCGCCTTTGGACTTGGAGCCAAAAGTGCCGTCTGGTTTCTTGTAGGAAACACGGTACTCCCAGCCATTGCTTCGTTTTCGATAAGATGCCATTGATTTCCCCTTTCAAATCTGATAAAATGGGTATAGTAAAGAGACCTACTGCAAAGCAGGTTTTTACTATATCGCATTCGCCTTACGCTCGGACCGTCCAAAGTTGAGCGTAGGGCTTTTTTGTTTGTTATAAATAAACTAGTTTTTGTCATTGAGTAGTCTGTAGAGATTGATGGTCTGATTAAGTTTCTCTATCTCGTTATAGAGTCTGCCTTGCGGAAAACCCATCTGTCTTTCTAATATTTCGAGGTCGCTTGGGTATTCTTTTTCGTGTTCAATAATTTTATAGAGACAGAGGTTTAAATAGTTATGCCCGTTTTTATTATCGAAAATGACCATTGAGTAGAAAAAGGTGTAGAAGTCATTTCTGCCTTTTCCGTGTCGATAATCGGCAGGGGATATATCTATTTGTGGGTGGAATTTTGAGTGGTAGGATAAGGCGGTGTTTCTTTTGGCTTTGTAATTAAAGATTCGTCCGCCGTGTGCCGCTCTGTTCCTGAAGGCGAGAACGAGGTCCAACATTTCTCCGAATAGCCTTTTGTCGTCTTCTGTTAGTAAATTGATGTCCAAGCCGATACAGTGTGCAATGACTTTGTTTTTCTGCGGTCCTTTAAGAACTTTGAAGAGGTTGACGAAGTTTCCAAAGGTAGCTTCTTTGAAGAGTATCCAAGGAGGGATATGCCCATGCTTTACTCTATAGGAGATTAGTGGCTCAACCTTACGGTTAGCAGCAATGTCTTTCAGCATATCGAGCAAATGATCCCGTTGGTAGTTTTGGTGGTGTTTTTGCCATTTTCCCTTAACGTAGTTGGTGCGATTTAAATAATCAATTTCGTATACTCCGAAATCTTCTGCAATGGTGTAGGCAAGGGCTGTTTTCAATGAATTTTCAATCTCTAACGTGGCCTGCATGACATAGTTCCGCAGTTCTTTGTCGAGATTATAGAGGGAGGCAAGATGTTCGAAGGTCTCGCCTTTCTTAAAGACTTCATCCTCTTCGTTTGGGTCCAGTAGGAAGATTTTGTATCCGTTGACGATTTCATAGTATCCACAATTCATTAGTGCAAAGATGGCATTGTCCATGTCTTGGATCAGTAGCTTTTTATCTTCTTGAAGAATGCGAAGTTGTTCTTCAATATCAGAAAATGGTTTCATAGTAACTCCTTATAAAGCACGAAAGAGCCTCAAATAAATTGAGACTCTTTCGGTAGGATGCATCGGGCATCCGGGCCACTTCGTATGATTCTATTATAGAGCCTCTTTTATATTTTGTCAAGTAAATTATTTATTTTTCCACCGATGTGAAGCTGCCCTACGCTCGGACCGTCCAAAGTTGAGCGTAGGGCTTTTTTATTTTTTGAAAATATATTTATAAACAGCTGCTGGGGCAAAAAACAAGACTCCAATGACTAATCCAACAAAGAATTCTAATATTTTTTGCTTAAGCAGGAAACTAAATGCTACTAAGATAAATAATATCCCAATTAATACTGACAAAAATGACAGAATTAGAAAAAGATTTTGCCAGAAACTGTTGGTAGTTTGAGTAGGTGAAGCAATACTATCCACAACAGATGTTGACTTTTTCGGAATTGATACCTTACTTATTACTAAATCCAGCCTAAACGATATTTCTTTTTCATCTAAAATTACTTTGGTCAAAGTGTCATCTAAGGTTTTAAACTTTCCACCTCTACCATGCAAGGTTGCCTCAATATTGTAACCAGATTTGCCAACATACCGATTTACTTTCTTAGCAATATCTGCAGGAAGATAACCAGCAAACACACCTCCAGCTAAAACCTTTACAGCATTCGGATCATGTGGATTTTTTGGCTCTCGTATCAAGATAACATCATTTGTCTTAAGATACTTATATTCATACACATTTGAGTATGTTCTTAAAATGTATTCTTTGATACCTTCATCTGACATAGTCAGATAGTTATTTTTCTTAGAGAGCTTCTTCATGATCACAAGGGCTTCTTTTTGATGATAGTTGGTACCCATAAGTCTAAAAGAGTCATTAAATATCTCTTTCATATTATCCCTCCAATCCGTTTATAAGAGATTCAAACTCCTCAATAACCATGGTTTCATTGACCGTGGTTTTTAAGTTGTACTTTTCCATAAAGCGAACGTAATTAAATTCGCTTACATCATCCATCATAGCCAGCTCTTCCTTGACTAAGTAATGAATCATATTTCTATCTGCTTGCAGTTCGTACTGTTCGCGTCTACGGTCGTATTGTGACGGGTCGTGGTCTTGATGTCCAATTTCATGGTAAATGATTTTCTTCTTTTCGATTTCATCAAGATATGTATCAACTGAAATTAAATTGTGCTTTTTATTATAGATGCCCTTATTGCCTGTATCCCTACCGTCAAAATAGACCAAATCAATACCACGCTCTGCGCAGACTGATTCTGGCGTCATCGTCATAAGCAAGACTCCTTATTTTCTATTTTTAATGCGAGTTTCTAGGATTGATGAAATTAGGTCCAAATCTTCTTCGTTGAGCTCATGCCCGTCATAAAAGAAGCTTTCAGCAGCGTCTTTTTTTAGATCGATCTCAGACATATTATCATCTGTTGCAATTCGAGGATTGTCTGTCCTACCATAAATATAGTCAGTAGAAACGTTAAAATAATCTGCAATTTTTGTAATAGCCTCACTAGACGACGATTTTCTGGTTTGTAAATTATAAACGTAGCTTTCCCCTAATCCAACAGAAAGAGCTAAAGTTTGTAAGCTGATTTTCTTTTTATCAGCAAGGATTTTAATTCTGTCGAATGCAATTTTATTGAGCGATAATTCAGTCATATCAAGCCTTTTCTAGCTATGACAAAAAATATTTACTTTTTTGAGTAAAAAATGTTGACAAAAAATACTCAGAAGAGTAAAATATAAAATGTAAAGCGAATATTTAAGCGAAACAAAAAACGAAGATAAAAACTAAAAAAAATAAACTTTGGCGAGTTGAATTGTAGTGTTATCGGATATTTGTTTAATGTTTTTCTTATACCATGATTTTACCCTAATGAGTAGAATTAGTCAATTGTTTTTACGCAAATTACGCAAAAAAATTCGCTTTACTCTTATTTTAAAAAAGAGAGGAGTAGGTTATGAGCCAGCAACATAAAAAATGGGCAGAGTTGGTTGAGCAAAGACTTAAAGATAAAAAATGGACCAAAGCCGATTTGGCACAGGCTGTTGGATTACGTAGTCAGGGCACAATTACAGATTTGTTAACAAAAGGAAAAGGTAGTCCAGACCTGAAATTGCGTGTATCTAAACTGTTAAGCATACGAGAACCTTGGGAACAATTTGAAGAGAAATAGTTTAGGAGGATAGGTATGAGTAACAAACTAATCCAGAATTGGCAAAAGAAAAACTACCAGCTCAGTCAACTGATCATTGATAGCCTTGAGGGGTTAGATGTGTGGGAGACTGTGGTGGCATTAGGAAAAATCAGAAAGGAAATGGCATGACAGTATCTAGGAAAATGAATGATTTGGAAATCAAAGTTCTCAATACTATCAAAAATAATGCTAGTTACGACTTGCCAATCCAAGCAAGTGAACTACGGCTAATATTCAGTATTTCAAAGCGTAGCTTGGAAGAAGTGATTGAAAGCTTGCGGGTTAATTTTAATCATCCGATAGTAGCAAAGAAGACTAAGCCAAATGGATATTACCTGCCTAAGTCAGAGCAGGAGAGATTGGATGGATTGGCACCGTACAGGCGACAGATTGAAACCGAGAAGAAGAATCTAGCAGCGATCATGTCGGTTAACTTGGAAACCTACTGGAATACAACACAAAAAGCCTGACGGCAATCAGGCTCAAATATAAACATACAAAGAAAGTGTAACATATTATGATTGATTT